TTGTTTTCTGTTCAAAATCAGTCATAGGTTCTCCTTACATCAATAAATCTTTCTCAGTAATTATCTGGAAAGGTATTCCGTATTTATCACAGATTTTCTTGGCTGACTTCCACTTACTCAAATTGATAGCATATTCAATTTGTTCATATATCCTTTGTCGTTTGTTTCTTGCTTGTGTTGGCTTCGTCTTTTTATATGGTTTAAGCTCAACTATCTTCTCTTTGATATTACCTCGACGGTCTTTATACTTCACCCAATAGTCAGGATAATAATAATGAATATTACCATCAGTTGGTTTGAGATATGGGATTTTAATTGTTTCACTACTCCATTGAATCACATTGGGATTGTCATCTAAAAACTGATGAACTTGAAGTTCCCATGACGACATAAATCGGATATGTGAGATATCTCCAACATATTTCTCTGGGTGTTTTGGACTATACCAACCTTGATGCCATTTTCCTTTAGGTGGCGACGGCTTAATAGGTTTAGGTATTCTAGCCCGTCGCATCCTACGTGGTAGTGCCATTATTACAATCCAGGTATTGGTAGATTTGCTACAGCTTTACCAATGTTACCAGGTGAAACATCGTTTGCATGAACATTAATTCCATATGCAGGAGGTGTTTTTGGATTTTCAGCTGAAGTCTCATCAACACCAACAGGGTAGTAGATTTGAAAGGTGTCATATTCAAATGTCACATCAATAACAGAAGGTTCTGATGATTCCCATGTAAGTTCATCTAACCGTATTTCATTTATCCTAGGGTTAACAAAATCATACACAACCATTTTTTGTCCCCAGTCAATAATATGATGAAGCTTGATACTTTTAATTATTTGTTTAAATGGTGGGATTCCTTTGTCACCATTACCAGGGAGAACACCAGTGCTTGCAGAATTCTGTAAAGTAACAATTGGTGGTGAATCTCCTGTTGGTACTATTCTTGGTTCACTAAAGAAAATATCTGCTTGCCTTCTTCTTTCTTCTGGAGGTAATGCATTAATTTCATCCGCAGTTAACGAATCCACATTTGCTCTTGCTGGATTTGCCATTGTTGGGGGAGTATCACTTTGTTCACCATTAGCAGAACGAATAACTTGTAAATCATTTTTTGTTGCGTTCTCCGCATACCAATTCATCCCATTCTCTTCTAAAAGAACACTTTGAGTAAGAATATTGGTTACTGGATTTTGAATTCTAAGAAAAGTATTCCAAAAACTATGAGAAACATCTTGCATATCATCATACATTTGTATAGATATTGGTTCTAATGTTGCTCGTCTTAATACCTTTTGACGGAAGTTATACATATTAACATCTTCATATTCATATGTAACATTAGGTCTTCCAGATTGTTTGATAAACCACCATACTTCACCTTCCCCCCATGGTTGACCAAATGCTTGAATAAAATCCTGATTCAATTCAAGAGAAGCAAAGAACATAAATTTAAATTTAGGAGGTCTATGTTGTGAAAAGTAATTAGCATATGCTGTTGGAGGACAACGAAGTTCGTTACCAACACTTAATAGTTGTCCAGGAAGAAACTCACCACGAGTAGCTGCACCAATCGCACCTTCAATTCGTGTACCAATATTTTCAATGGTTGTTCTAGCAGACCTAATATCTCTTTGGACATTACGAAGACTTAATGAGGGAGGTCTTCTACCAAAGTTTCTACCAGTTTGTACAAAGTCTGCTAAGCAAGTTCTTGGATCTAATGCCATGTGGTTTCCTTAAAATAACGTATATGATATTTATATAGATGAACAAGACAAAAAAAAGAGCGACCCAAGGCCGCTCTTTCAAGACACACTTCCTGTGTGTTTGTGTTACTGTTGAACCGAATTCTGACCAGGACCACCAGTTCCAACGCCTTGACCTTGATCATAACCACCAAGATTTTGTCTAGCGTGATCATAACGTACAGTCAATGTAATTTGTACTGCGTCACTAGCGGAATAGTCTAAATCCGTATAGTCTACGTTTTGAATAAAGCAACCTTCAAGAATCCACTCTTCAATAACAACATCGTTACCATCAAGCAAATCATATGTTGTGACGAATTTATAGAGAGAACCTTCACCACGTGCTGCTAAGAACTGACCTTCTGCTCCAATCAACCATTGCTGTGCTTGAATCTGATCTTGAATAACACGAGACGCTGTGCCAGTTACATCATCTTCAAGTGTAATAGTTGTTGGTTCGAATGTGTGCTTACCAGCAACCCATGCTCTAGAGTTATATCTGTGTAGTTCTACTTCATCAAAAGATAGTGCTGGACGAGTAACATTAACAACTTGCATGGATAGGGGCTGTGAATCAACACCACCACCCATGTTACTAAACGTAACTCTCCATCTATTTTTCAATTTTGGTTGTAGAATACCGTTACCTATTCCTGGGATTCCGATGTCATTAATTGTTGCCATTTCTGTTTCCTTTTAAAAATTTGTATACATCTATTTATTAAACTTCTTTAAAAAGCCTCTTAAATTTCCGTTGCTGTAGAAACAATTCTAATAGGTATGAATATGAACTCAGCAGCTCTTACAGGCTTAATAGCAATGTCAATATACATTTCGTTTCTATCGATCCTATCGGGAGTGTTGTTTGTCTCATCGGATAAGGATGCAAAATCATATAGACCACGTTTTACAACGATATCACTCAAGAATGCATCAACAACTGCCTTCAAGTTATCACGAGTTAATTGATCATTTGGCTCGAACACAAAACTTAATGTGTTTTTACGCAACTGACGTTTGATATATTTAACCAATCTGGATACATTAACACGATCCATTGCACTGGCATCAGACGCAACAGTCTTCTGCCCCCAAATAAGAATACCTCTACCTGGGAAGAATACGATTGGATTGATGTTAACAAAGTAACGATATAAATCATCACGTTGTCCTTGGTTAACGAACGTATCAACCAATGTTGTTGGTCCACCAAGTGTTCCTGATACATAACCAAGGTTAGTAACACCTTGTACTAGTCCACGACGTGTACCGGCTGGTGCAAACCATAGTTCTGAAACCTCATCACTAAATGCATATGTACGTAATGCTGTACCAGCAGGGCTAATCAAAACATCAACGCCATCAACATTAGATGCAAGGTTCCATGGATAGTAGTAAGAAACGTGTTCGGATGTAACACGACCGGTTGTTTGTGCCCATGCTACTGTTTCAGATGGATCTTTATCAACTGGTGTATCTGCTACAACTAATGCTTCTTCTTTAATATCCACACCAACAACCAATGAAGTTAGTTCATCAACAACTTCATGGTAACCAGGACATGATGTTAGATTCCACTCGAAGTTCTCTGAACGAATATCAATGTTTGAATTGATTTCACCAGCAAGTGCAGTAACAATAGCTGTTCTTCTAGCAGCGTCATTTGCACCCAAAGATGTTAATGTGAAAAACTCTTGTGTATACTTGAACTGGTCTGCGGAGAATACCAAATCATCTGCAGCATCCTGTGCAGTCCATTCTTCTGGGAAACCAATATTGGAACCAGTACCGTTTGGACATGGACCTACATCTGGGTCACCACCTGGGCCACATGCTGAATATCCAGCAATACCAAAGAAGTTACCAGTTGATGTTTGGTCGAATCCGTTTGCGAATACACGATAAGGATCAGCTGTTTGATCATCTTCAAAATCACTTTCCAAATTCTGGAAAGAATAGAGAGGATAAACAACATCTTCCATCGCTTGGTTAACAAGAGATAGATATTCTGATTCTGTTATAGTTTCTTTATAACCTTGTACACCAGATGTCATAGAACCAATATCTTCGAATGTTGCACCTAGATATAGGAATAAATCATCGGATGTAATAGTGACTGTTGTAGTAGGACCAACAGGGGTGCTACCACCATTAACTTCACCACTTGTAATTCTAATGTTTCCACCAACTAGAGCAACTGTTGGTTTATTAAGAGTAGCAAGTCCTGCATCTAATTGAGCTTTAATCTCAAGAACCAAATCTGCTACTGTTGGATAAACTAATGGAGATCCAGATCCAGCAATTGGGACACCATTGATTGTTGCACCAAGTGTAACAACAACTGCATCACCATCAACTGTGATAGTTACGGATTCACCACCAACGAAACCATTTACAGGGGAACCTTGAGGAGCTACATCAGAGCCACTTGCTAAGTTACCACCATAATTAACTTCCCAATATGCATTTGACCATGCATCACCAGGGAATTTCTGATTTGTAAGGTTTGTATCGTTGATAAGAATGTTAGCTAGGTTTTCAAGAGAGAATGCAGCTTCTGTGATCTTACGATCCCAAAGCTCACGAATTGCCTCAATTGAATCATCTAGGTTGACATTTGCACGAACTACATAAGCACGAGTCCCCTGTGCCATGAATTGCCACAATGCATATAGGCCATACTCATTACGAGCATCACCATGATGGGGGTTACCACTACTATCTACGATAAAACGTGGAACACCATAAAGTTCCAAAACTTGTTTCTGGGAAGTAACTGTACGAACGATACTACTTTCAAAGGTTCCAGCTGCATCGGTTACATCATCTTGTTGCTTTTTCTCGTCCTTTGTTCCAATAAAGAACAAGGGAACGGTAGGTGCCGCTGCTGGAATAAAAAATGATTCGTTTGTTATTGTTACACTTACACCAGGACTTACTAAAGTTGCCATTTAAATATACTCCTATTATGAAATTTCTCACCCTCAATTTTGTGCCGCAGAACCAGTTGAGGTTTCTGGTCTGGCTTTTTTTCTATATGAGGTATTTATGTAGGAGTACGTAAAAATATGGATTTTTAAGTGATGGTTATATTGTCACCATCAAACCATTCTTCATATGCAATACCTTGTGCTTCAAGCTCCGCTATCATCTCTTCACTGGTCTCTGCTGCAGTGCTTACAACTCCAATCCGAGCAAATATATCTTTAACAAAGTTTTGCTTATATTCTGCTGGTGCAGACAGATAAATTGGGAACATAAAGTTCAGTGTACTAATAAGAAGTCTTTGGTCTTGGCCAATTGGATAGTTATCTTCATAGTTAACTCCCAACAGTTCAACGGTAGTTAT